AAGAGGGAGAGCAGGGCAAGGCGACCTTTTAAAGCTACGCTTTACGCTTGCACTCAATTACGGCTTGCAACTGGGCAGTAAGGAGCAGGGGCAGGCGCTATGCGCCCGCCCTTTCCCTTTACCGCTTCCCGGGAAGTGAATACAGGCGCAGAGCGTCCCCGAAGTACCGGGGGCGCTTTTTTATGCCTCGAAGATACATAGCAAGCAGAGGGAAAATATATACACTCGATATATTTACCCGCTTGTTAGGGCGCACCCTAAAACCCCAAAAACCTAATTGAGCGTATTCTGATAATTCAAAATAGAGAAAGAAATAGATGTAGACAAAAGAACAAATGTTTGATATAATATATGCATAAGAAGTTTACAACGGTTAAGAACTTCAACAAGAATATAAAGCGAAAGGAGCGTAAGAAGCATGACGAACGAGGCCGCGGAGAAGCGCCGCGCATATTACAAAGCGTGGAGAGCCGCCAACCCCGAAAAGGTAAAGGCGAACAATGCCCGATACTGGGAGCGCAAGGCAGAGCGTGAGCGAAAGAAAGCAGGTGAGCAGAACGAGCGGGAAACGGTCACAAGCTAAAGGCCGCGCCGGGGAGCTTGAATTGTGCCGCCTATTGCAAGGCTACGGCTACCCCGTGCAACCGGGCGAGGCCGTGAGCTATGGCAGTACGCCCGATCTAACAGGGCTTGACGGCGTACACATTGAGTGTAAGCGTGGGGAAAGGCAAGCCCTTTATGAGTGGATCGAGCAGGCGCAGCGGGACAGCGGCAAATTTAAGGACGGTTTACCGGCTATCTTTTGGAGGAAAAACCGCGCCCCGTGGCTTGTCTGCATGACGCTTGAAAACTGGATAGAGCTTTACCAGCGGAAAAAAGCGGAAGAAATCGGAAAGGAGCGCAGCGAATGACACCCAATGAAGAACGCGCCTTGTCTGCGCTCTTGACCTCGAAAACGAAGTTAGAGGCGGCAGAGAAAGCGGGGATCACAGACCGCACCATGAGGCGCTATTTTGAAAACCCCGAATTTTGCCAGCGATACCGCGAAGCGTTCGCCGGAGTAGTACAGGACGCAACGCGCAGGGCGCAGCAGCTATTAGAACCTGCGCTATCCACCTTGCAGACGGTCATGGAGGACGAGGAAATAAACCCCGCCGCCAGAGTAAACGCCGCGAAAATCGCCCTTGATTATGCCGTGCGCTTGACCGATCAGAACGACCTTGCAGAGCGTTTGACGGCTTTGGAGGAAATGCGGCAATGATAACACGGGACAAGCTGGAACAGCGCATAGCAGCCCTTGAAATGGCAGAGAAGCAGCGCCGGGATAGCATGACCACCACCGCCACCGTGGAGGACTTCATAGCCCCGTGCTATCTCCCCTTGCACGAGGATATAAAGGCAGGGCAGCACCGCTTTTACAATCTTCCGGGCGGGCGCGGGAGCTGCAAAAGCTCTTTCGTATCGCTTGAGATCGTGGACGGCATACAGAGCGACCCCACAGGCCAGAGCAACGCTATTGTGTTTCGCAAAGTGGCGGGGACAATGCGCGACAGCGTTTTTTCTCAAATCGCATGGGCTATTGATATGCTGGGCGTTTCCCACCTCTGGAAAGCAACCGTTTCCCCGATGATGTATGAATACAGGCCGACCGGCGCACAGATCCTTTTTCGAGGGCTGGACGATGCAAGCAAGCTAAAATCTATCAAGCCCAGGCGTGGCACTTTCCGCTATTGTTGGTTTGAAGAATTTAGCGAGATAAGCGGCCCGAACTTTGCCCGAAATGTTTTGCAATCGGTCATGCGAGGGCAAGGGACAAATCCGCAAGTATTCCGCAGCTTCAACCCGCCGATCAGTAAGGCGAATTGGGCGAATCAGTTTGTTGCAGAGCCAGACGCGCAGGGGGTTACCTTTCACACCACCTATAAGGACATACCCGCCGAATGGTTAGGCGAGGCTTTCATAGCGGAGGCTGAACGCTTGGAGGCCGTCAATGAGCAGGCATACCGGCACGAATACTTAGGCGAGGCGACCGGCACCGGCGCGGAGGTATTCCCGGCGCTGGAAGTGCGGGAGATCACCGCCGAGGAAGTGGCGAACATGGAATACTTCTTTTCCGGCGTGGACTTTGGCTTTGCGGCAGACCCCGCTTGCTTTATCCGTTGCAGCTATGACCGTAAGCACGAGACAATCTACATCCTGAACGAGATTTACAAGCGCGGCATGAGTAACCGGCAGCTTGCGGAGGAAATCGCCCCGCTTGTGGAGGGGGACACCAAAGGCAGCAGCTACCTTTCCCCAGTAAGCGGCTTGTGCTTTCAAGATCACAGCGAAATTTATTGCGATGCAGCAGAGCCGAAAAGCATAGCCGATCTACGCGACCACGGCTTAAAGCAGGCCAGAGCTTGCCACAAAGAGCCGGGATGCGTGGCGTATCGTGTCAAGTGGCTGCAACACCGGCGCATTGTGGTTGATCCTGCAAGGACGCCAAACGCGGCGCGGGAGCTTGCAAACTACGAATACGAAAAGGACAAAGACGGCAATATGCTTTCCTCTCTCCCCGACAGGGACAACCACAGTATAGACAGCCTCGCTTATGCGTTAGACCGTGAGATATACCGCAAGCGAGGGCAGAGCGCTTAAAGAAAGGAGAAATTCATGGGCTATATGCGTATCAAGTGCCACTATTGCGGCGGCACATGGGAAGTGTACGGGCGAAGCGTCACAAATGGGGACTATGCCCGCACTTGCCCGCATTGCTTCAAGGCCATTGAAAAGCAGACATGGGACAAGCAGATCATTCCGGCGTTTCATGCGCTGGACGATGCAAACCGCGAACTTGTAAAGGACAGCAGCGGATACCATACCCCGCTTTTTGAAGTCAGCTATGAGGCCGACAGCGTATTCCGCAACGGCTATGAGGACTGTCCAAATTTGGACTGAAAGGAAGCACATGGACATTTTGAAGGAATACCCCCTAATTGATGAACACGGCAAAAGATACCGCGAGTTTGGGCGCGGATGCCGTGAGTACGCGCCGGTTATTGTAACCTCTGCGGGCGAAGTGCCGATGGGAACAGCCATTTATAAGAAGATGCAGGAAGAACCACCCGCACAAAAGAAAGATTGCCCATTTCAGAGCGGTCTATACCCGCAATGCAAAGAGGATTGCAGCTTTTACGAAAGCGGCAAGTGCAAGCCGGGAACAGCGCAGGCGGGCAAGCGTTGCCCGCTCCCCGCGCATTTGGCTTGCGGCGATACCTGCGCCATGTATGAGAATGGGCGCTGCGGCCTTTTCCCGCAGCAGAAAGGAACGAAAGAATGAGCGAGTTTAACCATTTTGCAAAAGAACTTGACGCCGCTTTCAAGGCGGCCCGGGACGAATACGCCGCCGCGTATAACACAGTAGAGCAGGCACGAAAGGCCATGCAGGACGCAGGCCCGGACGCGCTGAAAAGGCAGATTGCCACGCTCCAGCTCCAAGAGGCGGAAAACAGCCTGCGCAAAGAAACGGCCCGCATCTGGACAGAGTTTGACGCAAAGGCCGCAGAACTCCGCCGCGCATTGGAAAAGGAAGTACAGACAAGCAACCTTGCCGACCCTTCCGCCATTGACAGCAACGCCGTGGAGCTGATGAAAACCGGCGTTCTGTCTGTAGATGATTATTTCGGCTTTGCGGACAGATACGACGGGAACCCGACCATGCTAAAGCTGATCGGTCACTATGCAAAGGAAGCAGCAGACAGCACCGACGACCGAAAAGACAGGGTTGCTTTAACCGTTCTTGCGCAGGATTGCGCCAAAGGAACGGGAAAGACCTTGAAAGCGTGGGACAGTATGATGACCGCCGCCAATTATTGCAGCGGGCGCGGCGGCAGCGGAAACCGGCGTCCTACTCCCGGCGTAACGCTTAGCATGGGCGAATGGTGGGAGCAGCTTTCCGGCGAGATCATCGAGAACTTTTGAACGGAGGCAGTGATACAAAGGCCACCAGCCGGAGAAAGCCCGGCAGCAGGCAGCAAGGGCGGCGGGATTGCCTATCCTTTGTTCCCTTGCGAAGTCCTGCCCGAAGTACAGCGGCAGGCAGCGCCCTAAAGTACCAGGGCGCGGGAGTGTGTAAATAGTGCAATAATCTCAATATATAGGGCGGGGGCAACAGTCCCCGCCCCTTTATTTGCATATAATGCACAAGAAGTTTATAAAGCTAAAAAAGTGCTTGACGGTTAAGAGGGGCTGTGCTATTATAAGAGAAAGACAAAGACAACACCGCAAAAGGAGGCACACACGATGCAGGAAATCACCGTCTATAATAGCCAGCTTCAAAGCCGCGCAGCGATCAGCGCCGACCTTTTCCGGCGTTTCATCGAGTACACCGACAGAGAGCCAACCACAACAAAGGGATATATTACTTGCCTGCGCCAGTTTGCGAACTGGATCACCGCCACCGGCACAACGCAACCAGAGAGGGCGGACATTCTCGCCTATAAAGAATATCTGAACGGCGCACACTTTGGGCGCAGCGGCGCGGAGCTGCTAAAGGCCGGCACAAAGCAACAGTACCTTAGAGCCGTCAAGCACTTTTTCAAGTGGACGGCAGCGGAGGGCATTTACCCGAACATAGCCGACAATATCCACGGCGTAAAGATCAACCACGACACCCACAAAAAAGACGCGCTCGACCGCGAAGCCGTGAAGATCATAGCGGATCATATCGACCGCAGCACAGAGAGCGGCAAGCGCCTATATGCTATGTATCTTCTTTGCATTTCTTGCGGCCTGCGAACAATCGAGATCAACCGCGCCAATATCGAGGACATAAAGAAAACCGGCGACCGCACCTATCTTTACTTACAGGGCAAAGGCCACAGCGAACACGATCAGCCGGTTTTGCTTATCCCCGAAGTAAAGGCCGCGCTGCAAGACTATTTGCAGAGCCGGACGGACACCCCCACAGCAAAAAGCCCTCTTTTCGTCAGCACCAGCAATCGCAGCAAGGGAAAGCGCATAGCGCCTACCACAATAAGCACCATGCTTAAAGAAGCCCTTGTAAGTGCCGGATATGATAGCGACCGCCTGACGGCGCACAGCCTGCGCCACACCAGCGGCACAGGCGCTTATAAGGCAACCGGCAATATCTACCTTGCACAGAAGCACCAGCGCCACGCCGACCCGTCAACAACGGAAATCTATGTCCACGCGGAGGAACGCGAGGAGCGAAACACGGAGCAGCAAGTTTACAATTACTTTTTCAACCCGGCGGCGGGCAAGGATCAGCGGCAGGAAGCAATAGAACTTATAGCCACCATTGACCCCGCAAAATTGGGCGCAGTCTGCGAGTTTCTAAAGGCTTTGCGCTAATCAGAATTACATTTATACGCTTAATTAGAAAATTGCACATGATGCGTATAAAGTATATAAAATGCTTGAAGAAAGAGAGGTTTATAAAGCATGGAAGAATGGAGCAACAACGCTTGCGAGGGCTACGCAATCCTTGCTATGCAGGCCGCAGGGCTGGACGCACAGACCGTTCGCCGCGTCCTCGACCAGATGCGGGCTTGCTTTGATAGCGTATCCGTAGAAGAAGCGGAAGAAGTACAAGAGCCTTGAAAGGAGCATACACGATGCGTATTATCAGCGTATCAAACCAAAAAGGCGGCGTAGCAAAGACCAGCACAGCCGCAGCAATAGCGCAGGGGGCAATTAAACGCGGCAAGAACGCACTTTGCGTTGACCTCGACCCGCAAGGCAGCCTAACAACCATTTGCCGCGCAGACGGCACGAAAAAGGGCAGCTATGACCTTTTGAAAGGCGCAGATGCCGCCCCGCTTATCCAGCACATACCCGGTATGCCCGATATAATCCCCGCCAGCTTGCAGCTTGCCGGAGCTGATGCGGAACTATCCAGCAGGGCGGGGCGCGACTTTCTCTTGCAAGCTGCATTGAAGCCTCTAAAGGAATATGACCTTATCGTGATAGACACCCCGCCCACATTGGGAACGCTGCTTGTAAATAGCCTGACGGCAGCGCACGAGGTTATTATACCCTTACAGGCTGACACTTTCGCCTTGCAGAGCATTTACCAGCTTGCAGACACGATAAAGCAAGTGCAGCAGTATTGTAACCCCGGCTTGACGATCAGAGGGGCGCTATTGACGAAGTACAGCCCCCGCACCGTCCTTGCCCGCGATCTGCGCGACACCATAGCGGAGAAATGCGCGGAGCTGGGAATACCGATGCTTACAACGGCGATCCGCGAGGGCGTAGCCGTAAAAGAGGCGCAGACCATGCGGGAAAATCTCTTTGACTATGCACCACGCAGCAACCCCGCGAAAGACTATGAAGCCCTATTAAACGAATTGGAGGTATAAAGAATATGGGAAAGAGTTTCAAGCCCGCAGCAGAAGCCGCGCAGCCGGTTTATAATACGATCATCGGAGCGGCGCAGGAAGTACAGGAAGTGCAAGAAGCAACACCAGCACAAAAGGCACTTGCAGACCTTAAAACACAAGGGCAGAAAGGCGCAAAGCTCGACCGTATCAATATGGCCTTTACCGCTGACAACATGGACTATATACGCACCATGTCAAAGCTGAAAGGCCAGACTATGACGCAGTTTGTAAATATCCTTGTGGCAGAGGAACGAGAGAAGAACGGCGCAGCGTTTGACGCTGCAAAGGCAATCCTTGAAAGCCTTTAAGAGAAAGGAGGGCGTGTCATGGCTGAAAAACTAACTGCCACCGACCGCGAGAACATACAGGCTTATTTATCGGCTATGAAAGCCCTTGAAGCGAAAGAGCCGGAATACAATTTTGCGGACGAGGCCAGCGCCGAGGCGTGGGCCGCTTGGAACGCCGAATGTTTAGCCACAACGAATAAATATCAAGACAGCATAAAGCGCGCTTTGCTTTTTAGCCTGGGCGACATGACCGGCACCGCCCCGCAAAGCGTAGCGGCGATGCTCTCCGCGCTCATAGATGCTGACCAGCTCGACGGGCAAGCAAGCCTTTTCCCGCCCCAAAACGCCGCAGCGCAAAAAGAAATTGTCGATACACTTTCAAAGGCTTTCGGCGTTATCAGACAAGGGAGCGCTACAAATGCCCTTTCTAAAATTCGCAGCGACCGTGCAAAGGTGGACGAGATCACCGGTATAGCTACAATCAAAAGCGGCAATCTGAAAGTTTCCTTGCGCGACTTTCAAAGCATAGCAGGTTTTAAGACTTCTACGCACAAACTGCTTGATGCATTAACACGAAAATTTACGGAAACCGGCGCAAAAAGCCCGTTTGTAACGCTGCCTTTAGATGAATACATGGAGTTACGCGGGATCAGCGACAAAAAAGAAGCCCGTAAACAAGTAAACGCCGACTTACTGACCATGTATAACACCGACTTAGAGTTTACAGAGAAGCGGCGCGGAGCTGATGGCGGATGGTTCAAGATGCGCATATGTGATGCCGTTGGAGTAGTGAAGCGCGGAAATATTCTTTTCAGCTTTGGCAGCACTTACTATTCATATCTGATGCGCTGCACAATTATGCCTTACCCGAAAGACGCTTTTCGCCTCGATGACCGAAAAAACCCAAACAGCTATTACCTTGCCCGCAGAATTTCAGAGCATAAGAACATGAACGCAGGGAAACCCAACGAAGATATTATTTCCGTAGAAACTCTTTTAGCCGCCTGCCCCTATCTCCCGAAGTATGCAGAGGTCAAAGACACCGACCGCGCTTTCGGGCGCCGTATTGTAGAACCTTTTGAACGCGACATGAACGCCCTTTCGTCTTTTCTTTCGTGGGAATATTGCGGGAAGAATGGTTCCCCGTTACCCGAACATGATTTGAGTATGCAGGACTACGAAACATTTGCGGCAACCCGTATTCGTGTTTTTTGGACGGGCGAATACCCAGACCAAACAAAGCGCCTTGAAAGAAAAGAGGCCAGAAAAAGGGGGGTAGCGGACAGCAAAAAGGGGGGTAGCGGACAGCAAAAGGGGGGGTAGCGGACAGCAAAAAGGGGGGTAGCGGACAGCAAACATTTTTACAACCCCTTGCAGCACAAGGCTTTTCAGGGGGTGAAAATCCCTAAAATAACTAAAATATCTAAAATATTTAAGTAGCACTCCGCCTGCTCCGCTACGCGGGGCGGCGTGCTATAATAAACTCAATGTAAAAAGGGCGATTTTATATTGCGGAAAATCCCTTTTTATAGGCAAGAAAGGAGGGCTAACCGAGATTAGATACATACGCTTAATTAGAAATCCGCGCAAAAAGAGGACGGCAGCGCACACCGGCAAGTGAACACGCTACCGCCCCCGCAACCAGACTACACCGAAAGCGGCGCAGCCCTTGCCCTTTCAGTGTACCACAATAAGGGCGTTTTTACAACTGAAAGGAAAAATGAAAATGAAAATCGATTTTAACGGGATCATTGATTTGGAGATCCCCAGTGATGACGAGCTTTTGAAAGTTTACGAAAGCGTAAAAAAGCAGATGGACGAGGAATCATCCTATAATCTTCTGGTGGAGATCGGAGAAAACACCGCAGCAATGGAAAAGACAGAGGGCGCAGAGGGATCATTCAAAAAGTGGCCAACGATAAAGAAAATGGCGTGGATCAGTAGCGAGGCGTATTGCATGGGATTTATGAACGCAACCCGCATTGTTTATGAAGCGCTCATTATGACCTTGCAGGAGCAGGCGGCAGAGCAGGGAGGGAAAGAATAAATGACGAGAGACCAGGCAAAGCAGGAAATTAAGAGCCGGTATGCGGACTATCTGCAGCCGGCGAAGAAGCACGGAACTTACATTTGCCCCTTGTGCAAGAACGGCACCGGCAGCACCGGGGACGGGATCACCGTTAAACCAGGCACAACGCATTTGAAGTGCTTCAAGTGCAGCTTTGGGGGCGATCTTATCGACCTTTACCAGCGGGAACACGGCGCAACCATGCCGGAGGCGTTTGCAGCCCTTTGTGAGCGCTTTAATATTGCCGTGGACGATCACACCGCCGCACCCGTTAAAACGCAGCCAGCGCCCACCAGCGCCCCCGCAACAGGGGGCGCGGAGGCGCAAGCGGATTATAAGGCGTATTTCATCGAGTGCGGGGAGAGACTTACAGACAGGGCAGCGCTTGAATATCTTTCTTTTCGAGGTATCAGCTTAGAAAAGGCGGCGCAGTATGGATTGGGCTTTGATCCTGCATGGAGAAGCCCGCAGGCCGTGAAGAACGGCAGAAACCCGCCGACAAGCCCCCGGCTGATTATTCCGACCAGCGCCAGCAGCTACCTTGCGCGAGATACGCGCCGGGAGCTGACGGAGCAGGAGAGGCGCTTTGCAAAGATGAAAGAGGGAGCCGCGCAGCTCTTTAACCACGCTGCATTAACGAGAGCTGCGGAAAATGCCCCCGTGTTTATTGTGGAGGGGGAAATAGACGCGCTTTCTATCATCGAGGCAGGCGGGGAGGCCGTGGCGACCGGAAGCACCAGCAACACGCACAAATTGCTTGAGTATATCGAAGAACACGGCACAAAGGCAACGCTACTGCTTTGCCCAGACAATGACGAAGCGGGGCGGAGAGCGGGCAGAGAGCTTGCAGAGGGCTTACAAGGGCTTAATATCGCCCATTTGAGCGTTGATATTACAGGGGGGCATAAAGACGCAAACGAAGCCCTTACAAGCAACAGAGCAGCTTTTATTGAAGCGGTACAAGCCGCGCAGCGAAGCACCAGAGCCACGCCGGACAGCGTAACCGCCTATATTAATTCTTTGATGGCGGGGGAAATTGAGAATTTCCGGCGCAGCTCCACCCGCAAAACCGGCTTTGAAAACCTTGACCGGCAGGCGGGCGGCATTTACCCCGGCTTGTATGTATTGGGCGCTATTTCCTCTTTGGGGAAAACAACATTCATTCATCAAGTGGCGGATCAGATGGCGGCAGCGGGGGAACATATCTTGTTTTTCAGCATGGAGCAAAGCCGCCTTGAAATGGTGAGCAAGAGCCTTGCCAGGATCACCGCGCAGCGGGATATAAGCACCGCCTGCACAAGTCTTTCTATCCGGGGCGGCAGATTGACCCCGGCGGCGCTGGATGCCGCCAGAGCGTACACAGAGGCCGTGCAAGACCGCATGAGCGTTATTGAGGGGAACTTTGCTTGCACAGTTTCTTTTATAGGCGAGTATGTGCGCCGGTATATGAGCCGCAACGAAGTAAAGCCCGTTGTTATTGTGGACTATCTGCAAATCTTGCAGGGAGAGGGACGGCAGACCGTAAAAGAACAGACAGACAACAATGTAACGGAGCTAAAGCGTATAAGCCGCGCCCTCGACCTGCCAATAATTCTTGTAAGCAGCGTAAACCGCAGCAATTACCTTGCGCCCATTGACTTTGAGAGCTTCAAAGAAAGCGGCGGCATTGAATATACCGCCGATGTAGTGTGGGGCTTGCAGCTTTCGGCCTTGAATGATGATCTATTTACAAAAGAAAAAAGCATTATAGAGAAGCGCGAAAGGATCAGAGAGGCAAAGCAGGAAATGCCGCGACAGGTTGAGCTTGTATGCCTTAAAAACCGCTACGGGATCAGCAGCTACAAGGCCAGCTTTGAATACTACCCGCAGTTTGACTTGTTTAGACCGACCGAAAGCGAGGACGCAGCGGGCGCAAAGCGCTTTTAAGGGGGCGGCAGTATGAACTTATGGGAATATGCCGCGCAAACGGCACAGGAAGCCACACAGGACGCGCAGGAGGGCGCGGAGCGTTTCAGCATAGCCCCGCTATTGCGAGAGCAGGAACGGCGCACAGAAGCCGAAGAAAGGGCGCTTGCTATCTGCAAAGAGAAACAAGCAGCCATAGCGGAAAGCGAGGCCGCAAGAACTTCTATTCTTAAAGGCATACAGGCGGGAGAGCCAACGGCAAAGCTACTATTGCTTGCCGTGGATTGTATAGGCAGGATCACCGGGGACAGCGTCTTTGCAGCGCAGAGCCGCGCCGACCTTGTAACGGTGTACGGAAAGGCATTGATGCAGCCGGAGGCATTGCAGATCGAGTTAGAGGGCATACAAGCCCGCCTCGCTATGCTGACAAGGCCGGAGCTGGACGCAGAGCCAGAGGACAGCCGCAGGCGCATACAAGCCGCGATCAGAGCGCACAAAAAGAGAGAAGCTGAAATAATGGCTTTTCAGTTTGATAAAATTATGGAGGCGATAAAATGAAAATTTGGGCTATCAGTAAAGAAAACGGCTACGAGCGCGAAATCGGCCTTGAGCTGGACGGCGTTGACCGCGAAACAGCCATCAGTGAGCTTTACAAAATTGCCAGGAATCTTTTTTCCGGTGAACTTGATATGTTTTGGAAAGAGGGAGAGCAGGGCAAGGCGACCTTTTAAAGCTACGCTTTACGCTTGCACTC